CCGAGGTCACCAAGTCAGTGACTGAAACGGTAACGGCCAACGTGAAGGACACCGCTACCAGCGCTGCCAATGATGCCGTTGACACCAAATTGCAGAATTACGCCACCACAGCAACGGTGGAAAGCCTGAAAAAGGATGTCTCCAGCATCAGCCAAAAGGCGGATAGCATCAGCACAAAGGTCAGCAGTCTGGAAGAAACGACAACAACCATTTCCAACGACCTGGACAGCACAAAGCGGGAATTCAAAACCGTTAAAGAATCAGTATCCGCGATTGACCAGAAAACCGACAGCATTACCCAGACGGTAACGCAGCGGATCACCGGCGGCAACAATATTATCGCGGGCACCGACGACTGGAACAATGCGACCCTGGATGCAGGCGGCAATGACCTGAGAAAAAAAGGGACATACACGATCAGCGGTGAATCCGTCCGAGTGACCAATAGGGCGCAGAACACCCGCTTCCATTTTGGCGCGGACAAAACGCTGGTGATTGCCAAGGGCATGACCTACTGCGCCAGCGTACTGTACAAGCTCAACTCCGGCACGGACAGCCTGTTTTTACAGTTCGAGACCAAGAGCAGCAGCGGCACAAAAAGTTATTACGGCAATGCATTCAAAAATGCGAAGCAGGACATTGCGCTGGACAACGGCTGGAAGCTACGCTGGGCGGCGTTCACGGCGACCGCGGACGGCTATGCAGACGGTCTGTTTGTGAGTACCGCGGACGATAACGCCACCGTTACCAACGATCTGACCATCATGCACCCCATGGTGCAGATGGGCAACGCCCCCACTGCCTGGACGGCCAGCACCGGCGACTATCTGACCGCCAACGAAACCAAAACCGAGATCAAGCAGACGGTGGGCGAAATTAAGCTGACGGCCAGCACAAGCGGAACCAGCAGCACCATCAAGCTGACGGCGGGCGGAACAGAGATCACCAGCGCACAGATCAACCTATCCGGCGTGGTGACATTTTCGGATTTGAGTACCTGGAACCAGGACAAGACAATCATCAACGGCGGCAACATCACGACTGGACAGATACACAATCTCAACTACACCACCGTGTACGACCTGGACAATGCGTGGATACGTATGGGCACCGAGGCCGGTGAGCGCGTATTTTTGGACAACCGGCACATCGCATGGTATGCCACCATCAACACCGGCAGCATCGGCCTGACCGGCGTGCTGTACTCTGAGGCGGGCAGCTCTTACATCGGTGCGTGCAGCAAGTACGCCAAGTACGGCTGGGTTGACGGCCTTAACCCGACATCTTACGTTGGGATGCAGATCACCTACAACCGCAGCGATGACAGCGATGCCGATTTTAACACGACCAGGGTGGGTGTCTCCGGCAAGCTGAATGTACACAATCTGGACGTTTGGGGCAGCAAATCCCGTGTGGTGCCTACCAGCTTCGGCACGCTGAAAATGGCCGCGTTTGAAACGCCGCTGCCAACTTTTGCGGACTGGGGCAAGGGCCAGTGCGGCCCCGAAGGCTGGTGCCTAATTGCCCTTGACCCACGCTATGCGGAGACCATCGCCCAATATGGGCAGCCCGCCTGGCTGCTGACGGATTGCGATGGCACCGGGCACATTTGGGCCGAAAACTGCGGCCAGTATGCCATTATACACGGCGCACCAGGTCAGCAATTTGCATGGCTCTGCATGGCCGCCCAGCGCGGCTATGAGGGCGGCTATGCCGACCGCAGCGACAGCAGCTACCCCGCGGGCGAACCGGCAGGCATTGATCTGGCCGCCAGCACCGCCGCCCGCGCGCAGGAGGCCAGCACCGATGCCGCAGCTGACCTGCTGACCATGGACACCGGCGCCAAACAGGCCGTTGATACACTATTAGATGATTTGGAGGGCAGTGAAATATGAAGAAATTAAGCGCAGTAGCAATCGTGACCACCGCCGAAGGTGAGCGAGTGAGCTACACCTACATGGAACTGGACGACAGCGGCAACATCACCAGCCAGAACAACCGGGGTTCTTTTGTGGCCCTTGATGAGGAAGTTCTGGCCGCAATCAGCACACTGAAAAACGCCGTGAACGCGCGGCTGTAAGGAGGATGCCCCATGACTGACAACAAACGCATTAAAGAGTGCAAACGCAAAGTTATTGCTGCAATTAACGAGGCAAAGCTGCCGTTTGCCGTGACGGAGTTGATTTTGGAGAACGTACTTGCCGCCGTGCGCGAGAACATGGCAGCGGAAGAAGCAGCGGCGGCAAACATCGAAACTCCGAAAACAGAGGAAGAAAAAAATGCCGAATTAAGGCGCTGAGGAGAAAAACGAATGAAACAGGGAACGCAATTTGCGCTGCCGGTTGAAATCGGCATGAGCCTGGACGAGGTAAGCCGGATCGAATTTGTGTTCAAACAGAAGAGCTGTAAGGGCTTCCCGGCCATTAAATCCAACGTCTGGCCGGATGACTGCACCCGGCAGGAAGGACAGAACATCATCCTTATTCCCTGGACGCGGGCGGAGACATACAAATTCATGGGCGGCGAGACGCTGTACATGGACACCCGCATCACATTGCGGGACAGCACCGACCAGCCGCAGACGGAGATTTTGACGCTCAAAATGAGCCCGACCTTATTCCAGGAGGCGGATGGCTCATGATCCAGGTGCGAGTGGCCCAACAGAGCGCCGTATCGGTGCGCATTGCCGGAGCGGCACCCGTGCGGGTGGACGTGACCGGCACCGCAGTGGTTAGTGCGCCGGAGTATAGCGGGCCATATGACATCACGCCGTTGTTTACGGCGCAGGTTTTGCCCACGGCGAAAAAACTGATGCAGAAAGACGTGACAATCCGCAAGATACCTCAGTACGAGGTATCCAACGATTCCAACGGTTACACACTGATTATAGGAGAGGAGTACTACAATGCCCAATAAATATGTGAACAAGGTGGTTATTGGCAAGGAGACTAAGCTGGACCTTACCGCAGACACTGTAACCCCGGACAAGCTGGCCAAAGGTATCACGGCGCACGACAAGTCCGGCGCCCCTATTACCGGTACCAGCACGAAAGACGCGGATACCAGCGATGCCACCGCAGCTGTGGCGGAGGTTTTGAACGGGAAAACATTCTACGCGCGTGGCGCTAAAATGACCGGCACGATGCCCAACAACGGCGAAGTCAACGGTGAAATCAGCACCGTTTCTGGTAAATACACCATCCCCATGGGCTTTCACGATGGCGCGGGCGGAGTGACTATCGCAGCGACCGAACAGGCCAAGCTGGTGCCCGCAAATATCCGCGAGGGCGTTACGGTCCTGGGCGTGAAAGGCTCTATGAGCGGCAGCGAAGGTATGAAGCCGCAGGCCAAGAGCGTTACGCCGACCTTTGAGCAGCAGGTTGTGCTGCCCGACAAAGCGTATAACTGCCTGTCTCAAGTTACTGTGCAGGCGATCCCGGCCACATACGTTGATAATGCGGCTGGCGGCCAGACGTTGACGATCGGAGGCTGAGCATGGCCGTAAACAAGGTTGTTATCAATGATAAAACCGCCATTGATCTGACCGGCGACACCGTGACACCCAGCGATCTGGTGGAGGGTGTAACTGCGCACGATGCCACCGGCATGCAGATCACTGGCACTCGCCCCGCCACAAGCGGCACGGATACCAGCGATGCAACGGCGACGGAGGAAGATATTGCTAGGAACAAAACGGCGTATGTGCAGGGCAAAAAAATCACGGGCAAGCTGTATGAATACGTCAAAGGGAAAAAGCTGGAAATGTGGGTATCGGCGGGTGGATCGCAGTACTTGATAGTTAACAAAAGGGGGTACATCTGTATTAGCATGCCCCACGAGCTTAACGATGAGATATTGCGGATAGGTTGCACCATTGAGCTTGGTGCTGATCCGTCCCTCTTTGGTGATGCCGTCGCCGCCGACGTAGCCAAGGGCAAAACCATGACATCCGCGGCAGGGCTGAAAGTTGTCGGTACCAACACCAATGACGCCGATACCTCCGACGCCGATGCGACAGCGAGCG